TGCTACATATCTATCAACAAATTTTCGCACTATCTGTTCTTTAGTTGTGCCTAATGCGTTGTATGTTGCCGTTTGTATGTTAATAGTAAAGTTAGCAGGTAGTGGAAAGCTATAATCGTTTATCACGAACGAATCGCTTACGTTGTTGTATGATGATGATGAGATTGATTCAATGCCACCTACACGAAAGACAATGACAGGCGGTGTGATGTTTGATATGTAGATAGGACTAACGCTTGGAGGGTTGACATACGTTGTGCCAAATCGTTTATTTAATGCGTATTCTAATTCTAATTTAGTAGCGTTAAAGTTTTGACTTTCATCCGATCCAATAAAACTATCAAGTATACGCAACCAATCAGATGATGCGGTAGGTTCTGCCGTTGTTGATGCTACCATACATTCGTAAACCGAACCATCTTTATACTTAACGTGCGCACCTGATGTGTATGTACCTGCACTCCAAGTAGTAGCCGTTGTATCACCTATCATTGACTTATAGAAGATTTGATACATTCGATTGAACGCTGATAATAAACCCGATGTAAGTGTCTTGATATAAGTAGTGCGCTTATTAATCGGAAGTAAATCCGATATAAGTTTGTTTATATCGATGTTAAATAGTTGTGCCATTATTCAGCTATGAAAGTTAGTGTATCTGTAAAGGTATGACTTGTTGTAGTTTCTTGAACTAAATATCCTGCACCTGATGTATACTTTCTTAATATCCAATCACCACCCAAAACTAAATCAACACCAGCGAGTACTGCTGCACCATCTAAGCGACACGATACTCGTTCAAACACAACATCATTCACTCCTTCTATTTGACGGATAAGTGTCTCCAAATCTGATACTTTTATATCACCACCGAAGTTTGTCTTGGATAAGTTTGTAAGGTATGTGTTCAATGCAGTAATGACATTGGTATTGATAACACTTGAGTAGATACCTTGATAGTAAATACTTCCTTCAATACGAATCTTATCAGATGCTGCTGATGATACAACGTATGATATTCCTGCCGTTCCTTTTAGTAATACATAGCTTTGTAATGCGGTTACTTCAGGTGATGTTAATGGAACAAGTGGCGAACCTTTAGCTACCTTAACTAATACTTGATTAGCGAAGTTAGTACCAACCGAACAAGCCGTAACGATACGCAATGATTCGTTGATGATTGGGTATTGAACCACACCGCCCACGTTGGTCAAGTATTGAGGTGTTGCGGATGAGTATTGGAATCTAAACACGGCATCTTGTATCCACTTTGCACTACCTGATGCTGACTTCTCTAAGATGTCTTGCATCTTTGCTATTTGGATGTCTTGTAACTGCTCGGCAAGTGACTGAGCAACCGCAAACGTATAGCATATTGCCCTTAATAGATTCCTTGCTGACCAAGTGTTGGGATTAATCGTAATGCCGATACTACCGAGTTGAGCCACTAACTGCGTTACTAAATAATCATTGCACTGCTGAACTGTTCTTGCCATTGTTGTTGTGTTAAGTGTTCCAAATTTTATCCATATACTCACGAATCAAAGTCGTTTGCATACTTGTTAATGTTGTTGTTTGTTTCATAAATGGTCTTGCAGGAATAGTCGATGCGTGATTGCGTCCTGCTTGACCGCCCTCGTTGTGTATAGCTGCGTATGGTAAGTCTACTTGCAATCGTATGCGTTGGAATGTACGTTCAACTGCTGACCTTGCTACCTTGCGTCTAAGTGTACCTGTACCGACTAAGATAGGGTTGCTATGCCAAGCACTTTCGCTTATCCCCTTTGGCTTGTACTTGTATTCCTTTGTGCCATCTATTCTACGATTGACTTCCTTCCACTTATACTCATCAAGTCCACCTTTCGTAAACGATTCGGCAAAATGATTCTCGGCTTGAGCAGATAACTTCATAGGTAATTCACGCTTAGTTCTTTCTAAGTTTGCTTTTACTTGCTGTAAGTTGAATCGATTCATTATAGCCATTATCCTAAATCGGTGTCTTGTTGTTTTTTTACCATCTCAATATGTTCATCATCGTAAACTAATACTCGTAGTTTTTCCATCAATGCCTTGTCCATAAACTCACTACCTTTCTTGATAGTTACGTTCTTAAACGATACTTCTTTAAAGTGTTCAAGGTCTGCTTCCCATTCAGGTTTGCGTTCAAGCATTCCTCTTTTGAACTCTTCCCATTTATCTGCTCTAAGCATTATCTCTTCAACAGGTCGGTTACGCACATTCCAAAAGTCAAGACACGCTTGTATCATATCAATGGTCATATTGGCTTTGTAGCCTTTGTGTATTATTGTACTCATTTATTCTTCTTCAAAGTTAGGTAAAGGTAATCCAAAGTTATCTTGTCCAAGTTTTGCAGGTGCATCAAAGTAGGGATGTTCTGCGGTGAATATTTCACCCGTCTTGCCTACGTTGTTGATGAATATATCTTGTCCTTTCGCACTCATCTGCTCGACAACAGGACCAACAATATCTTCAGGCGATTCGGTTAGTGGTTTGTTTTCATCGTGTTGCAATACTATACACTTGCAGTTGAAGTGGTTGGTTGGTGCAACGCTATCCCATATTGGATCATCAACAGGTGCGGTCATTCCGTCTAATGGTTGACATATATCACACGCATCACCGATGGCTGAGTACTCAAGTATTGGTAACACATCTTTCTCTTGCTCTATTCGTTGCCACTTCGATGCGCTATCTGCTTGTGCTATTGCCGTGTTGTATTCGGTTCTTCCCCAATTATCATTCCAATTATCATACGTTTGTCGTGCGATATCGTTGAACTCACGAGATGTTCTTACGTTGCCGTTCTCATCCGTTAGTAAACTACTTATTTCCTTGACTTGTTGATAAGTCTTAGCTGCCCCAAACATATAAACATTTGTTACTAACTCTTGCAAGAACGTATCGGTAGCAATTGCATCAAAGCCTACACCAAAGCCTTCTAATACCGCCTTCTCTAAGTACTTAGTCAATGCTTGATAGTAATCCAATGGCAAATCAAGTTCAGTAATACTACCGTCCTCAATGCCCTTGATTAACTTCTCTATTTGACTATTACTATACTCCATTAATGGCTATGTTTAGAATACATTTGGTTTAACTTATTCTGAATCTTTGCAGGAAACGTAGTTGCATTCGGTGTCGGTGCGACTATCTCTGCCAATGGTATGCCAGTCTTCTCGGTGAAGTATTTGCCATCCATTTGTAACCCACCTTGCTTAATCTTAACACTTAAATCTGCAATGGTATTAGCGTTATCAACCTCTTCACTATCATTCATCATACAAGCTACTGAACCCTCAGCAATGTTGAACCCTAATGCTCGTAAGCGGTCAAATAGTTGCTTGTTTACTAATGGTAAAACAAACGATGCGTCTTTGGTAGCCTTGTCTTCCATCGCTTGTTGTGCAGGTGATTCTTCACCACTATTTCCTAACTTACCTGCTACTGAACGCATAGCATCAGCGTGACCAAGTATTATCTGCGATACCTTAGCTTCAAGTCTTGACTCAAAGTTATCATAACCCTTATATCCACTTCCACCAAGTGATGTCTCTATAAACTCAATACTATCACCAATGTCATCCAATACTGCCCAACCTGATGAACCCATCTGCGCTAACGTATTGGCGAACTCTTGTCTCTCGGCTTCGTTGGTCTTGTTAGTCTTACCAACTCTAAAAGGTTGTGAAAATAACTCAACGAAGTCTCCGTTAAACCCAAGTAGGTTGCGCATAAATATCTCGTAGATAGATAGTTCCCAAAACAATCCATATCCGCAACGTGATGCACCTGTCTCGTTTGGTGTACCAACAAACACATACCAATTCTTAAACTCTTCTTCCTCTTGTATCTTGCATCCACTCGTCATATAAGCAAACGAGCCAATAGTGATGCGGTCAGGTGATACGTTCTCACGCTTGATGGTGTTGATATATGGGAACTCACCATCAACAATATCATCCAAGTGAACAACTGAATAACCGAAGAACAACGCATCCATACATATCGATAAGTAAGTAGTGAACCAAGTCTTGAGTTGCGTCTTGCCGTTAACAGTATGGCAAAGTAAGTCCGTTAGTTGTTGGTCTATCTCGCCTGATGCCGTTCTGAACTCCCATTTACGAAGTAGTGTTAAATCTTTTCTACGTTCAATACAAGCCTTTATAAATCCATTCTCTCTTGTGTTGACATACATTTGTTGCATCTTCACACGGAATGGATAATAGGCTCGTTCTGCCTCGTTAATAGCTGCTGCTCTTGTTGTTACATCTTGACGGATACGAAGTAACTGAATAGGTACTATCGGTGTCTTAGCCGATTGAACTATCTTAGGTGTTGGTGATAGTACGTTCTTGATGTTGCTGATTATACCCATTAGTAATTGTTGTTTTGTTTAACCAATCGTGAACCATATCGTATTCGTTGACCCGACTTAGGTTGTATCAATGGTAAGTCTGCGGTGATGTCAGTACCCTTACTGCAATTCTTCAACCAAGCAATCACATCATCATAACGCTTAACTCTAAGGTCTGGAATGTTTCGTGGTGCAATGCGTGAATGAAGATGAAACAAGGTTACATCTATCATCATATTAACCATTTGTTGATTGCGGTTATCCGCTTTAATCCAAGCGGCATCTCCTGATACAAGTGAACTACCTGTCCTTAAATATGTTGTACCTGTACCCCAAAACTCAGGATGTTCATTTGGTTGAACCGATAGGTTAGCGACAACACAAGTATATGTCTTGTCGGCATACCATACCTCGTCACCTACTTGATAAGTTGCGTAGTAATCCCATTCAGGACTACTAAGATCAACATACAAGATATCGTATTGTGCGCCAAGTAATACCCACTTAGCAGGATTCCACGCACCTGCAACCGTTATGGCTATTGTGTTCTTATAAACATTGCCCAAGTATAATGTCTGCGAATGAAGTGCATAGGTTGATGTTGTACTGAATGCAGCTGCATCAAAATACACTCTATTCTTGCCGTAATATGTTAAGTTGTAGTTGTATATAGCCGTATCGGTAAACTCTGCCGATGTTAGATACTTTTGCCGTAAGTAGCTGACTACCTCTGCTTGTGCTGCGAGTTGCATTTGAGTTACTAAAGAATAATCAGCACCTATAATTTGAGATAGGTTATCCGATTGGATTAGTTTCTTGTAGTCTTGTAAGATTAGGTAACTCATTGGCAAAGTTTGATGCAAATATACGAAAAGTAACGCACTTAAAAAAGTATGGAGAATATGTATACGAAATAAAACAATACTACTACCATCATAATCAATATGCCTATTATCTCTTTCTTTGGGTTTTGTATGTTCATTAATAGCTGTTTTTACTATACACTTTACCGATGGTAATGGCTTGACCGATGTCACCACGTTGGTACTTGGTATACTCGTTAGCAAAAGCCGTGCATATGAAGTAATCATTGGCATCAGATGTGTGTCCAAACTTTTCAAACGATATACCTGTCGAAGAGTCTTTGGCTTTCTCTTTTTTCTTTTTTCCGTCCGAATCTTCTTTTAAATATAAATAATCGTTCAATGTGTTTTCGCATTTATTGTCAATGTAAAGTTCAATGCCATCAAACCCATTTGCAAATATCGTGTTGATAAAATTTGCTCTCATCACTACCGATGGTGATTTGGTATCTATCCTTAAGTGAGGTTTAAATACTGACAATTCATTGCGAATGATAGTATAGTCATTAGACCCTTTTTCAGTTCGAGTATCCTCGTGCTTACCTGCTGGGTCACCATAGATAAAACATCCTGTGATATGCCCTTGATATTTACGTTTAATTTCATTACACACTCCCTTAGTAGTGTTATTCGGTGACTTGGTGCATATCTCAGCAATTTGATAACACTTTTTATTTATCATCTGCCAAACACAACAAGTCATATAAGGGTTGACATTAAAGTCAAAGGTTAAATGAATAGGCAAATCAGGATTATAATTTAATTCTTTTACATTACCATTTATCGTAAATTCCTTATAAAATTCGCCACCTGCTTGAGT